TCGTGCGAGATTTTTTCCCCACGGGGAATTTTCTAAAAGTCCTGCGTGTTCCCCGCTCTTTGACCGGGGCGGTCATGAATTTCCTCCTACCCCGCTGCCCTCGAATCGCGAGGGGCGGGGAATGCGCAGGAGCGCCGCCAGTGGCGGAGAAAACGACTAAGCATTCGAGGCAGCGGCGCTGTCGCCGCAAGCGAAAGCTCCGCGGGGACGGCCTGCCGCGACGGTGGGCCAGATGCGCAGGAGTAAAGAAAAGCAAAACGCCGCCCTGCCTGGGCCGAAGGACTGCGCTTGATGCGTGGTGTATTGACATAGGCCCGGTGGGGCAGATACTAAAGCGTCCGGTGTGGTCCCCGGCTCTTAGCAGCCGGCCATAGCCTTCACGGATCTGTCCCCCGCGCCCTCAGCGTTGAGGGCCGGGGACTGCATCGGAGATATCGACAGGAGGCAAGGCATGGGAAAGAAGCAGACAGCAGGACAGACGCCGGTGCGCGTGGCGGTCAAGGACCTGCCAACAATACGCATCGACGAGCTGGTCCCCTATGCAAACAACGCGAAGATCCACGGGCCGGAGCAGATCGAGCAGCTGCGGCGCAGCCTGCGGCAGTTTGGATTCGTCTCACCCGTGCTGATCGACGAGGAGCACAACCTCATCGCCGGTCACGGCCGCGTCGAGGCGGCGCGGGCCGAAGGCATGACCGAGGTCCCGTATGTGACGGTGAGCGACCTGACCGAGGCGCAGCGCCGCGCCTACATCATCGCGGACAATCGGCTGACCGAGGCGGGCGAGTGGGACGCGGCGCGGCTCAAGTTTGAGATGGACGAGCTAAGCAGCCTTTCTTTCGACATCTCGCTGACCGGTTTCACGATGGACGAGATCGAGACGATCCATGTCAGCGCACATGAGCGCGCCAAGCCGGAGGCGAAGGACAGCCACTTCTGGGGCGACGCCGAGGGCGAGCGCTCCGAAGAGTACGACGCCTTTGTGGATAAGTTCAAGCCGAAGCTCACCACCGACGACTGCTACACGCCGCAGAACATCTACGAGGTGATTCGCGACTGGGCTTTGGCGCACTACGGCTTGCAGGGCGCGCCGGTGATTCGGCCATTTTGCCCCGGAGGCGACTATGAGCACGAGACCTACCCGGACGGCTGCGTGGTGATCGACAACCCGCCATTTTCTATTCTTTCGCAGATTTGCAGATTCTTTGATGAGCATGGCATCCGCTACTTCTTGTTTGCTCCAGCGCTGACGCTGTTTTCCACAAATGCGGGAAAATCAAACTACGTGCCCGTTTCGGCCTCAGTTACGTACGAAAACGGTGCCCGCGTCAATACGTCCTTTGTCACAAATTTGGGGGGGTGGCGCGTGGAGATTTCCGGGGAGTTGTTTTCTTTGATAGACGAAGCTGATAAACGTAACCGGGGTGAATCCCGGATTGAGCTTCCGGGGTACATTTATCCGCGCAACGTTTTATGCGTTCAGGATTTTGACCTTGCGAAGCATGGCCAGTCATTGTGTTTTTCCGATGAGGATCTTCAATTTACACGAGCTCTGGATGCCCAAAAGGAAAAAGGCAAGGCCATTTTTGGCGGCGGCTTCTTGCTGTCAGAGGCGGCGGCTGCTAAGAAATCCAAAGCAGAAGAAGCTGCGTTGGAAGTCATGAGCGCACGTTTGGCTGCCATTTCTGAATCTCAGCAAAACTCCCGCATGTCAACGGATGGAAAAATCATTTGGCCATTATCTGACCGCGAAAAGGCGCTTGTAAAAAGCCTTGGGAAGCACGGCGGTGCCGTATGACCGTGCAGGAGGCGGAGCGGATCATGTCCGCGACGGCAAGTTCGTATCTCAAGCGGGACATGGAGCGATATATTCGGCGGCAGCGCAGAAAGGAGCGCGGAGATGGCAGGAGCAAGACAACCGACCGATCTGGTCGTGAGAAACGGGCGCAAGCACCTGACGCGCGCCGAGGAGGACGCGCGGCGCGACCGTGAGGTGGTGGTGCCGGCGCCGCAGCGGGCGAAGCCGCCCAAATGGCTGCCCAAGGAGCTGCATCGCGAGTTTCGCGCGATCGGCAAGCAGCTTATCGACGTGGGGCTCTACACCGACCTCGACGCGGACAACCTCGGGCGCTATCTGGTCGCCCACCACGAGTATATCAGCGCGACGGCGGAGGTGCAGCGGGCCTTGACCCAATCGCCGGGCCACGCGCGCGACTTAGAGGCGGCGGACGGCTGGGGCCGCATACAGGAGCGCTACTTCAAGCAGGCGCGCAACTGCGCGAACGACATGGGCCTGACGGTATCGAGCCGCTGCCGGCTGGTCCTGCCGGGCAATCTGCCCGCGGCGGCGTTCACACCGGAGAGAGGGACGGATGAGTTCACGGAGCGGCTGCGGCAGCGGCAGGTGGACGCGCTGGCGCGGAGCCTGTAGCATGGCATACGTTTTCGACCGCGAGGCGGGGCAGTTCGTGTGCGACTTCGTTGAGCGCCTGCCGACGACCGACACGGGCAAGCTCTTCTGCCTTTACGACTGGCAGCGCGAGGCGCTGATGGAATTTTACGGCACGATGGACGTGCCCGAATCGGGCACGGATGAGGGCGCAGAGCAGCTGCGCCGGTACTGGTACCTCTACCTCGAGATCCCCAAGAAGAACGGCAAGAGCGAGCTGGCTGCGGCGCTGGCCCTCTACCACCTCTTCGCGGACGGCGAGCTGAACGCGGAGGTCTACGTCTGCGCGGCGGACAAGGAGAACGCCTCGATCGTCTACAACGCGGCAATCTTTATGGCGACGAGCGCGCCGTGGACGGCGAAGATGATCGCCCAGGGCGAGCTGCGGCCCATCGAGAGCCGCAAGCGCATCGAGTACCGCAAGCGCGTGAAGACCGGCAACGGCGGGTACAAGTGGATCACGGTCGGCATTCTGCAGGTCCTCTCCGCCGAGGCTTACAGCAAGCACGGCTACAAGCCGAGCTGCGTCATCTTCGACGAGCTGCACGCGCAGCCCAACCGTGAGCTGTGGGACGTCATGACCGGCGCGGCGGGCGCGAGCCGACGGCAGCCGGCATGGATCGTGCTGACGACCGCGGGCGACGATCCCGACCGCAGCTCCATCGGCTGGGAGATCCACGAGAAAGCTGTGGGCATCCGCGACGCGCGGCAGCTGCAGCGCATCCGTGCCGAGGGCGGCGATGCGCGCAAGGTCCTCTCTCTCCGGCATGCCAGCGACGAGGACCTTGCCGACGCCGAGCGCGAGCTGCTATCGCGCGACGAGGCCAACTGGCTGCCGATCCTCTACGGCCTGACGGCGCTGTTCGGCGATGATCCGGACGACCTGGAAAAGATCGACATCTGGGACGAGAGCCTGTGGTATCTCTGCAACCCCTCGCTCGGCAAGCATCTGAGCCTGCGCAACATCCGCATGGAAGCGGCAAGCGCAAAGCGCAGCGAAGCCGAGGAGCGCGTATTCCGGTGGCTGCGGCTCAACCAATGGATCACGACGAAGTCGGTCGGCTGGATCTCGCTCAACCTCTATGACAAGACGCAATGGGGGCCGAGCAAAAAGCGCGAGCGCGAGGAATGGCTGCGGCAGCTGGACGGGAAGCTCTGCTACGGCGGCGTGGACCTTTCCACGAGCCGCGACCTGACGGCATTTGTGCTGCTCTTCCCGCCCCAGCCTGGGCTGGACGCGGCGGTGCTGCTGCCCTATGGCATCTGGCGGCCCGAGGCAACGGTGGACGAGGCGGAAAAGCGCGACCACGTCCCCTACCGGGACTGGGCGCGTGCCGGTTTTCTCGACCTCTGCCCCGGCGAGGTCATCGACTACGGCGCAGTGGAGGAGCGCATCCGCGAGGCGCGGGAGCGCTACGGCCTGCGCATGGTGGGCTTTGACCCGTATCTGAGCCGCACCATTACGCAGCGGCTCGCGCCGATCGTGCCGATCATCGAGATCCCGCAGGACCTCAAGAACATGAGCCCCGCGATGAAGGAGACGGACGACATGATGCAGCGCCATACGCTGCTGCATGTCCACAACACCTGCTTCCGCTGGACCTTTGGCAACGTCCGCTGCCACGCGGACGGAAACGGCAACATCAAGCCGCTCAAGAATAAATCAACGGGGCGCATCGACCCGGCGGTCGCGAGCATCATCGTGATGGCCGTGTGGATGGTTGCCAGGAATCAGAAGCCCGATCTTGCCGCGGCGGTGGCGCGGGCGGACTTCACGCTGTGAGGAGGAAGGCTGTGGAAAAGCTGCGAGACGCCGCGCTGCTGCTCGGCGTGCTGCTCATTACGCTCGGCGCGGGCATGATTTACCTGCCCGCCGGCTTTATCGTGGGCGGCATTCTCTTGATCGCAATGGCCGTTGTCGACGGCTTTGACGATAGTGCAAACGACGAAGGGAGTGATGGTCAAGCATGAGCATCATCAAGGGCCTGCGCGCGGCAACCGCACGCTCGCCCACCGTGAGCAAGTCCGTAACGGTCGGCAGCCTGACGGCCTCCAGCGGTCTGGCCGCCGGCGAGGACCCGCAGAGCGCGGCGCGCAAGCTCAGCGCGGTCGACCGCTGCATTGAGCTGCTGAGCGACAGCATCGCGAAGCTGCCGAATTATGTGATCGACACGAGGACACGCGAGCGCACGGACCACGAGCTGCTGCGGCTGCTGAACATCCGGCCGAACGAGGCTATGACCCCGTTCATTCGCAAGAAGGTGCTGGAGACGAGCCGCCTGGAGGGCGGCAACGGCTACGACTGGATCGTGCGCGACGAGCGCACGGGCAAGCCGGTGGAGCTGATCCCGGTGCCGTGGTATCTGGTGCAGCCCTGGCACGACATGGCGGGGCGCGTGTGGTACGACGTGACGCATCCCCTCTCCGGCAAGGTCATGCGATTGCCGAACGAGGACGTGTGCCACTACAAGAACGCCACGCGCAACGGCCTGCTCGGTCTTGGCACGGTGACGCGCGCCGGCGAGGTGATCGCCGCGGCGCGGGCCGCGCAGGAGTATGAGCTGAGCTACTATGCCAACGGCGGGCAGCCGGGCGGCGTGTTGGAGACCGACACCGACCTCGGCGGCTATGTGCTGGATACCAAGGGAAATCCGGTCAAGGCGGCGGACGGCTCGCTCGTGACCAAAAAGGACCGGCTGCGCGCCGAGTGGGAGCGCGTCCACATGGGGCCGAGCAAGGCGCACCGGACGGCGATCCTCGACCTGGGCCTCAAGTACACGAGCATCGCGGGGACGAACCGCGACGCGCAGTTTGTGGAAAACAAGCAGCTGTCGATCACGGACATCGCGCGCTACTTCGGCGTGCCGCTCTACAAGCTCAATGAGGGCAAACAGGCCTACGGCAGCAACGAGCAGAACGCGATCGAGTATGTCGTCGGCACGCTGCACCCCATCGTGACCCAGTACGAGGAGGAACAGAGCTATAAGCTGCTGACCGACAGCGAGCTGGCCGCGGGGCTGGAGCTGCGCATCAACATGATGGCGGAGCTCAAGGGCGACACGGCGAGCCGCGCGAACTGGTACCGCACGATGAGCGAGCTGAGCGTATTCAGTCCCGACGACATCGCGGCGCTGGAGGATCTGCCGAACGTGCCGGGCGGCAACCGCAGGCGCGCGAGCCTGAACTATGTGCCGCTTGACCTGTGGCCGGAGCTGAGTGCGCAGAGAAACGGCGGCGCGGCCGCCGGAGAGGAGTAAACCGCATGGATATGATCTTTAAGGCGGCACGGATCGAAAAGGCCGCCGTGGGCGAGCGGGAGCTTGCCCTCATCAACGCACAGGCGCTGCGTGAGCTGAGCGCGGACGAGGTGTTCGCCTTCCGTCTGGCTGCCTGCGACAACCAGATCGACCGCGACGGCGAGCGCTTCACCGAGGCGACGCTTGAGCAGCTCAGCAAGCTCTACATCGGCAAGCCCGTGCTGCGTGACCACCGCTGGAGCGCGGAGACGCAGACCGCGCGCGTGTACGACGCACAGGTGGCGGACGAGGGCGAGGTCAAGCGTCTGGTACTCAGCTGCTACATGGTTCGCACGGCAGGCGCCGCGGACACCGTCGCCGCCATCGAGGGCGGCATCCTGCGCGAGTGCAGCGTGGGGTGCAGTGTGCAGCACGTCAACTGCTCGATCTGCGGCGCGGACCAGCGCAAAACGCTGTGCGAGCACTGGCCGGGCCGAGAGTACGACGGGCAGCTCTGCCACTTTGATCTTGACGGCGCGGCGGACGCCTATGAGGTAAGCCTCGTGGCCGTGCCCGCGCAGCCGGAGGCCGGCGTGGTGAAGGCAAAGCGCTACGGCGGCACCGAAATGAAGGAGACCCACGCGCCGGAGGGCGCGGATAACGACGAGCACTGGGCGGACGAAGCCGCCTTGGAGCTTGAAAAAATGAGATTTTAAGGAGGCACACAATGCGTAGAAAGTACAACGACCTGCTGGCGAAGCGCGCCGGCATGCTCACGGAGGCCGAGGGCCTGCTCAAGGAGGGCAAGCGCGAGGACTATCGGAGCAAGATGACCGAGATCGAGAACCTCAACACCGAGATCACCGAGGTCAAGACCCTCATCGACGAGCAGGACCGCCAGTTCATGCAGAAGCAGGATACTCCGGGCGAGGCCAGGGACAAGGCGCTCGAGCGCGCGGAGATCCTGCGCAAGGGCGGCGAGGTCAAGTTCAGCGCGGCGGAGGTCCGCAAGGCCATCACGCTCGCGACCACCTCGCTCGCTGAGCCCACCGGCGTGGGCCGCGACATCCGCGGCGGCGACGCGCCCCTCAGCGCGATCATCGACCAGGTCAGCGTGGTCAACCTCTCCGGTCTGGGCGAGTATCAGGAGCCCTATGTGATCTCTGAGCTGGACGCCAAGGTCGGCACGGTAGCCAGCACCGCGGGCAAAGCCCGCACGGCGAGCAGCGACCCCACCTTCGGCGTGGCGCAGATCAAGCCCTACGACATGAGCGTGACGAGCTTTGTCGACCGCAACATCGGCAACCTGACGCCCGCGGACTACTACGCCAAGATCTACGGCATGGCGCTGCGCGCCATGCGCCGCAAGTGCTCCGAGCTGATCGTCAACGGCGACGGTGAGAGCAGCCATGTGTTCTACGGCATGAAGATCGCCAAAAACAAGGCCGGCAGCAACATCTTCGCCAGCGTCGACGTGAGCGCGGTGGACGTCAACCTGCTCGACACCCTCTATTTTGCCTACGGCGCGGACACCGAGGTCGCCGGCAGCGCCCGCCTGCTGCTCACCAAGGAAGACCTCAAGGCCATCGGCCAGCTGCGCGGCACGAACGAGAAGCGCCGCCTGTTCACGATCGAGCCCGATATGGTCAACCCCAACGTCGGCGTGATCCGCGACGGCGGCGTGGTGATCCCCTACACCATCTGCCCGGACCTCACGAGCCTGAGCACCGCGACCGCGAGCACGAGCGCCGCGATCCAGACCATGATCTACGGCAACCCGCTCAACTATGAGCTGGGCCTGTTCTCCGACTTCACCGTGCGCGTGGACGAGAGCTACAAGGCGCAGGAGCGCCTGCTGACCATCCTCGGCGACGTGATGGTCGGCGGCAACCTCGTAGTCGACAAGGGCGTCGTCGTCGCGACGCTGCCCAAGTCCGGCTCGTAAGAAATGCTGACGGAGCATCTGGCGGACATCGCCGCCTATTGCAAGGTCGACGCGGACGACGCGGAGCTCCCCGGCTTTGTGGACACGGCAGCGGCCTACCTCGCCGACGCGGGCGTGCTCGAGCCGCAGGACGGCTCGCCGCGCTATGCGAAGTATCTGCAGTGCGTCAAGTACCTCGCGCTCGACCTCTACGACCGGCGCGACACGGCGGTCGAGGGGGCGCTCAGCGACAACCCCGCCTTCCGGCGTCTCATTAACCAGCTTAAGCTCACCGAGCCTGTGCCCGATTCGGGCACGGGCGAGGCGGCAGAAGGAGGCGCGTGATGCACGTCGACGCAGGAAAGCTCTCGAAGCGCATCCAGTTTTTGCGGAAAACGACGGCGAAGGACGCCGACGGCTACGATGTCCCCGGCGAGCCGGAACTCGTGCGCGAGACCTGGGCGCAGTTCTCGCAGACGAGCGGCACGGAGCTGATCCGGGCAAACGCCGAGTTCGGCGAGGCAAAGGTGCGCTTTCTTACGCGCGCGAACCCGGAGCTGCTTGACCGGCGGCTCCTGATCCGCTACGACGGGCGCGACTATAACATCCTCTACGTCAACACCTACGGCGACGAGGGGAAGTACATGGAGTTCTGGTGCGAGCGCATCACGCAGGAGGGCAAGGTATGACGCTGAATGAGAGGATCATCGCGGTCGTGACGCCGATCGTGCCGGTGTGCGTGCCGGATCTGCTGATCACAGAGGCGAACGAGACGCCGCCGGAGGAATACTGCACGTTTGACTACACGCAGACCGCCGGTCTTGCCGGCGACGACGGGACCGACGTCAGGCTCGCGCGGGTGCAGCTGCACTACCTTGCGCCGCTCAAGGCGTCGACCGTCGCCAAACGGCGGGCGCTGGCCGCTGCCATCGAGGAGACGGACGAGTTTTCCATTCCGACCATTTCCCCGGCGACCGACGAGCTCGGGCAGCACTATGTGTTCGAGTTCGACGCGCTGACCGAGGCCGAGGACGATGGCGCAGTTTAAGGCGGATGGCATCGACGGTCTCGCGCTGACGGTGCAGGAGATCGCAGAGATCCCCGAGGACGTCAAGCGGCAGATGCTGACCGCGGGCGGCGAGGTGGCAGCCGAAGCGCAGCGGCGGAAGATCCGTGCGCTGGGGCTGGTCGACACCGGCAAACTCGCCGGCAGCATCACGGTCAAGCAGAAGCTTTACGTCGACAGCCGCAAAAATAACGCGCCGGCAGTGCTTGTGCTGCCAAGCGGCTCACGCGGCAAGCCGGTCGTCCGCAAGCCGCGCAAAAAGGGCGCACGCCGCCGCTCGACCAACAACGACGTCGGTTTCATTCAGGAGTTCGGCGCGCCGCGGCGCAACATCCCCGGCAAGCAGTGGATGGCGCAGGCGAACGCCGAGTGCGCCGACGCCGTGACCGCGGCGGAGTTCAGCGTCTATGACGACTGGCTCAAATCAAAAGACCTGTAAGGAGGGCACACAATGGCAAAATATGGCGCATCCTATCTCTATTTCGCGCCGTTCGCGGAGACCGACCCCGACACGAACGCGGCGAAGCTGCCGAAATACGGCACGAAGGTCCACCTTGGCTCGCTCATCACCGTGGCGGACACGGTGAACGTGCAGTCGGCGGAGATCAGCGGCGACAACGCGGTCGAGGACCGCGTAGACGAGGTCGCGGATTACGACGTTTCCACCTCCGTGACGGAGCTGGAAAACACGGTTGCAGCCGCGGTGTTCGGCTCCAATCTGAGCTCGGACGGCGATCTGAGCTACAGCTTCGACGACGAGTCCCCGCAGGGCGGCCTCGGATTGCTCTCGAAGCGAAAGTACAAGGGCAAGGTGTTCTACAAGGGCATTTTCTATCCCAAGGTGCAGGCCGTGCGGCAGGGCGTGACCTACAACACCAAGGGCACATCGATCCAGCTGACGGGCGACGACCTGAGCTTTCACGGCACGGTGCCTGCCTGCCGCAAGAGCAAGATCGAGTCCAAGGCGCTCGAAACCGAGGCCGCGGCGCAGGCCTGGATCGACAGCAAATTCACAGAAAGCGCGAGCTGAGACAAACGGGCGGGGACCTTTCTCCGCCCGTTTCCGGCATAGGAGACAAATATGCGAAAAACCGAATGGAAACTCAAGGGGCACACCTTCACGCTGTGCCTGAACGCCGCGGCGCTCACGGACATCTATGACCGCTTCGGCACGGAAAAGGATATTCCCGACCTCTACCGCGGCAGCGACAAGGCGAGCTTCGACGCGCTGTGCTGGCTTTTGTGGAAGCTGAGCGAGCAGGGCGAGCTCGTGCGGCGCTGGGAAGGGCTTGATCGGCGGCCCATCGTGCCGGAGAGCTATTTCCGCGCGAATATGGCCCCGTTCGACGCGCTGGACGCGAGGCGCGCGCTCAGCGCGGTCTATGAGCAGGCCTTCCGGCGCGACCGCGACGAGGACGACGAGGAAGAGGAAGTTGACCTCATTTTGCAGGAGCTTCAAAAAAAAACGAGAATTTAGCGCTGCTGCTGCGCCAGGTGGGCACGCAGCGATTGCATCTGAGCCTGCGCGAGACGATGATCCTGACGCCGGGAGAGCTCGTTGATCTCCTCGCGCTGGAGGCGCGCAGAGTCCCCCGGGAAAGGAGCTGGGAGTAAGTGGCCACACGCACCATCGCCACGCGGCTGACGCTGGAGGGCGAGAAGGAATACAAAAAGGAGCTCGGCAAGGTCAACCAGGAGATCGGGCTTCTGAGCGACAAGATGAAGCGCGCCGACGCGGAATTTCGCGGGCAGGCGAACAGCATCGAGGCTCTGACCACAAAGAACGATCTGCTGCGCGAGGCGCAGCAGAAGCAGATCGACAAGATCGCCAAGCTGCAGACCGCCATTGAGGACTGCGGCGAAGCCTATGGCGAAAACGACGAGGCCGTCATGCGCTTCAAGCGGCAGCTGGAAAAGGCTGAAACCGACCTCATTGACCTCAACGACGAGCTGAGCTCCAACGAGCGCTACCTCGACGAGGCCCGCACGAGCGCCGACAAGTGCGCCAAGAGCATCGACGAGTACGGCAAGCAGGTCAAGGACGCGGCAAAGGCCACCGACGACTTTAACGGCGCAGGCGGCGGCAAGGGCGGCATCGGCAACCTGATCGGGCAGCTCGGCAGCCTCAAGAAAATGCTCGTCGGCGGCGCGGTCGTCGCGGGACTCAAGGCGACGAGCGACGCCATTATCGGCATCGTGGACGAGACCGAGGAATACCGCAAGATCATGGGCACGCTGGAGGCCAGCTCGCAGGCGGCGGGCTACACAGCCGAGCAGACGGCGGAGTCCTATGAGTATCTCTACGGCGTGCTCGGCGACACGCAGACCGCGGCGACGACGGTCGCAAACCTGCAGGCCATCGGTCTCGCGCAGGGCGACCTGCGCGGCATGATCGACTCGGTCATCGGCGCGTGGGCGACCTACGGCGACTCCATCCCCATCGACGGCCTCGCCGAGGCGGTCAACGAGACGATCCAGGCGGGGAAGGTCACGGGCACCTTTGCCGACGTGCTCAACTGGGCGGGCGTGAGCGAGGACGAGTTCAATGTGAAGCTCGCCGCAGCAAACGATTCCACCGAGCGCGCGCAGATCGTGCTCAACCAGCTCGCCAATCAAGGCTTGCCGGAAACCGCCAAGGCATGGCGCGACGCCAACGAGGACGTCGTGGCCTACAACGAGTCCCAGCTGAAGCTCGACGAAGCGATGGGGCAGCTCGGCGAAACGCTCGCGCCGGTCGCAGCGGGCTTGAAGGACGTTTTTGCCGAGGGCGTCTACGCGGCGGCGGACGCGGTCGCGTGGCTGATCGAGAAGATCCAGACGGCCATCAACTGGCTCAAGGATCTCAACGACCGCATTTCCAACAGCGAGGAATGGAAGGAGTTCACGGCGGCGGAAAGCACGCCTGCGAGCGACTACCAGGCGCTGCTCGACAGCTACAAGATCGACGGCAGCCATGCCGAGGGCCTTTACCGCGTGCCCTACGACGGTTACGTCGCCGAGCTGCACCGCGGCGAGCGCGTGCTCACGAGCGGCGAGGCGGACGCCTACAACGCCCTCGAGCGCTACGGCGGCACCGGCCGCACCATGACCGCGCAGGACTTCCGCGCCTCGCTCGCGCAGGCGGTCAATGCGATGGCGGCGATGAATCGCGACATGAAGGTCACCGTCGTGAGCACCATGAATGTCAACGGAAAGGAGTTCTACCGCGAGACGATCGAGGACCTGCGCACCGTGAACCGCTCGACGCCGGAGGTAGGTGAGACTGCATGAAGAAAGTACGGACGACACAGCTCATCCTGGACGGCGTGGCGCTGCCCTATGTCTCCGGCGACCGCTACAGCGCGCATCCGGCGACGCTCAGCCGGCAGGTCGAGATGATCTCCGGCCGCGTCGTGAGCGAAGAGCGCGGCAAGGTCTGGCGCATCACCTACAGCGCCGACTACATCGACGACACGACCTGCCGCGCGGCGCTCGCGGTCCTCCGCGCCGGCACGCCGTTCACGGCAGCCTTCCTGCCCGACAACGGAGACGAGCTCGTCAGCGCGGAGGTGCTCGTCGAGAGTCTGACCGACCCGACCTTCGCATTTACCTCCCACGGCGTGCCGCGCTGGCACAACGTAGGCTTCACGCTGCGGGAGGTGAGGCCGCATGATTGAGTCCTCGGCGGCGTATCTCGCCGCCATCACCGGCGACACGCGGCGCGTGCTGCTCAAGGCCGTGATCCACATCATCGACCCGGACATGCAGCTCACCGGCGGCAGCGCGGACAGCCTCGCGCCCTGGGCGAAGACCGCGGAGCTCTACGACTACCGCTTTACGACGGCCCGCTACGCGACGCTGGAGCAGGACCGCTGGCTTCTGGACGGCTCCTTCGACATCTTCCCGGACGACTATCAGGTGAGCGAGCACATGGGCGTCGCGGACGCGCAGCTCTCCGGCGCGGACGGCAGCTTTGCTTCCCCCGCATGGGCGGCGATCACGTTTTCCGACGTCAGCGTGCTGCAGGCATTCTCGGTCTATTTCCCGACCGACGAGCTCGAGGGCGTGGCTGAGGACTTCACCGTGGAGGTCCTGAGCGTCGGGCAGACCTTTTTTACCAAGACCGTCACCGGCAACACGGCGAGCGCGGTCGCCTTTGAGGGATTTACCGTGCAGACGCCCGACACCATCCGCGTGACCGTGACCAAATGGAGCCTTCCCTCGCGCCGGATGCGCGTGGTGGAGATCCTGCCGGGCGTGTACGAGGAGTGGACGGAGGACATCGTCGCAGCCTTTGACTGCAAACAGCAGGGCGACGTGAGCTGCCTGTCGCTGCCCTACGGCACCTGCACACTCAAGATGGACAACCTCTCGCGGCGCTTCGAGCCGCGGAGCAAGTCCGGTTTGTTCCAGAGCATCGAGGAGCGGCAGGGCGTGGAGACCTACATCGGCGTGCGGCTGGCGGACGGTACGGTGGAGTATAAGCGCGTGGGCGTCTTCTACCAATACTCCGACGGCTGGAAGACTGGCGACAACGGTCTGACGATGCAGTGGGACCTTGTGGATATCATCGGGCTGCTGGCAGACCGCGCGTACCTCGCGCCGACGGTGCTGCCCATCACGCTCTCTGGCTGGATCGCTTCGCTCGTTTCTCAGCTCGGCACCAACTTTGCGGACCGCTACACGGTGGACGCGGACTATGCCGACCTCGCGGTCACGGCCTCGAGCCGCACCGCGGTGAGTGGAAAGAAGTGCGGCGACATCCTGCGCTGGGCCTGCATGGCGACCGGCACATGGCCGCGCGCGGACGCGGAAACGGGCAATCTTGCGGTGGAGCCGCTCTGGAACCAGGGCAGCAAGATCACGCTGGAAAACCTCGTCAATTACCCGACGATGAAGGCTAACCAGTCCCTTGCGTCGCTCATTTTCCACCTCTCGGACGGGACGGAGTACGTCGTCTCCGGTAACTCCACGAGCAGCGAGAAGACCATGACCATCGAGAACCCGTTTCTGCACACGCAGGCGCAGGCGCTCACGGCGGCGCGGCTGATCCTCTCGTGCTACGGCGGCAACCAGCTGGAGCTGACCGGGCGCGGCGACCCCGCAAGTGAGATCGGCGACGTGGACACCGTGTGGCTCGACGAGAGCCGGGCGACGTCGGCGCGGCGCATCTACCAGACCTTCCAATTCGCGGACGGCGTGCTGCAAGGCTGCCAGAGTAAGCTCTTGCAGGCGGACGGCTCGTATCTCTACACCGAGCGCGCGGTCTTTACCGAGAGCGGATCGTGGACGGCCCCGGCGGGCAAAACGCGGCTCTTTGTCATCTGCGTCGGTCACGGCGGGGACGGCACGGATGGCGAGGATGGCAATTTTGACCGTGCGGGCAAGAACGGCGTGGACGGCCTCGGCGGCCTTGTGTGGGCGGACACCATTCAGATCAACGAGCAGCAGACCTTTGCCATCACCATCGGAGAGGATGCCGTATTCGGCCCTTATTCTTCCGCCAACGGAAAGCGCTACCCGAACGGCTATTCGGATATCCGCAGCGGCGACAGCTTTGCCCGCGCAGGCGTGGCCGTGCCCAAATCGGGCACGGGCGACGGCGGCAAGGGCGGCAGGGGCGGAAATAAGGGCGAGCAGCACCGTGAAACAATTTACAACGCCGAGGGCAAACCGATCGGCACGCGAGCCGTCACCGACGTGGAGCCGGGCAAGGGCACTCCGGGCGTAAACGGCGTGGCCGGCTGCGTGGTGGTGTACTGGGACAAGGAGGAGAGCGCATGAGCGAGACTTATCCGATATTGATCCCAAAGATCCTTGCCGCGGCGTTTGCTCCAAATCCCGCCGACATCAACACCAAAACCCGGCTTACCGTCACCGTGACGGAGGAGACCGTCTACCTCGAGCCGACAAAATACTACAGCGGCGAGATATTCGCCGGGGAGGTCTAAACTATGGCGATCCAAACAGTCCAAGCGATCATCAACGGCCAGAGCTACACCCTTGCGCTCAACAGCGCGACAGGCAAGTACGAGGCCACCATCACCGCGCCGGGCAAAACATCCTACAACCAGTCCGGCGGCTACTACAACGTGCAGATCAAGGCGACCAACGACGCGGGCACCGTCGGGTCGGCAGACGCCTCGACGCTTGACGGATTAAAGCTTTTCGTCAAGGAAAAGGTCGCGCCGGTCATCAACATCCTCTCGCCGTCCTCCGGGGCGTATGTCAGCAACAGCAAGCAGCCGGTCGTGTTCACGGTCACGGACGAGACGGACGGCTCCGGCGTCGACCTCTCGACGCTCGTGGTCAAACAGGACGGCGCGGCGGTCGCATCCTCGGCCCTCGCGAGCACAGCCATCGCCAACGGCTACCAGGTGACCTACACGCCCGCCTCGGCACTCGACGACGGCAGCCACACCGTCACCATCGACTGCAAGGACCACGACGGCAACGCCGCGGCGCAGAAGGCCACCATCTACACGGTCGACACCGTGCCCCCGACGCTCAACGTCACCGCGCCCACGGATAATCTTATCACCAACACAGCGGCTCTCACCGTGGCCGGTATCACCAACGATGCGACCTCCTCGCCCGTGGAGATCAAGATCACGCTCAACGGCGCGGATCAGGGCGGCGTCACGGTCGGCGCGGGCGGCGCGTTCAGCAAGGCCGTCACGCTGGCGGAGGGCGCGAATACCATCGTCATTACGGCGACCGACGCGGCAGGCAAGGTCTCTACGGTCACGCGCAATGTGACGCTCGACACCTCGGTGCCGGTCATCAAGTCGGCGACCATCACGCCTAACCCGGTCGACGCGGGCGCGACGATGGTCATCGCGGTGGAGATCGAATGAGCGCGCAGGTCCTTAGCGTCTCGCTGCCGAGCGAGATCATCTATGTAAGCGGCACGGTCAACGGCACGGCCTACACCTGGACGCTCATTGAGGGCGCGTGGACGGCTACGGTCGAGCGGGCGGCGGACGATACCTACGTCGTCGCCCTCACCGCCGTCACCGCGGCGGGCGTCAGCACCAACTACGCGCTCACGCTCTACTACGGCCTTTTGAGCCTCATCACCGACCGCACGCGCGCGGACGTGGCGAATCAGACCGACAAGGGCTTTTACAACGCCTCCGACCTCAACCGCGTGGGCGCGGCGGTGGAGTACATCGCGGGCCGCTTCACGGCGCTTGGCTACGCCTGCCCCGTGACGGTCAAAAAGGACTGGCTGACGAGCGACGCGCCGACGCAGCGGCAGATGGAAACCTACCGGCAGAACATCGCCACGCTGCGCAGACAAATCGCGGTCATGGCGTCCACACCGGAGGCCCCGGCGAGCATGGCGGGACTGAACTACGTCAAGGCCAACAACATTGAGCAGATTTTGCTCGACCTCGACGCGCTTATCGACAAACTCATCAAATCGTGGTGCTTTTCCGGCGAGCTGTACGCCGGAGAGGTCTGAAAGGAGACAATATGCAGGACAGAGTATCTTTGTATCCCGGGCGCGTGAAGTTAGAGCCGGTCGCGGGACAAGCCAACCTCTACGACCTCACGCGCGCCGACCAGCCCACGCAGGAGGGCACGCCGCTGAACAAGGCGAGTTTGCTCAAGGACACCACCGCGTCGGCGTTTGGGCTGGGCACCGACGCCGTGCCAGACGACGCACTTCACCTTTTGTCCCGGTTCCAAAGAGGGCTGGGGAACGAGTATATATGGGCAAAAGAACAGTGGAATTGGGAAGTAGTCAAATCTAATTCCACTTACAGTTTGATATTAGTACAAAGCGGCAACACAAGCAGAACATATGTTAGGTATTCAGATGATATCATTTTAGATAGCGACGGGAATATATCTCTCGCCGAACCCATTACTCAGATATATCCGACATACAATTCCGCAGGTTCTTTGCAGCTTGACAACAAATATGTCCAGTTGAGTAGTTTTTCATACGCCGACGCCGAAGTACAACCCGTTAGGTTTTCAGATGGTGTTACGTTCGTCAGCGGGAATACATATAGATTAACCTATAGAATAGTAGATGCTTTGCACCGAAGAACTTTATTTGGCTATGTTAATAGTCCATCTCCTGACGCTTATCCGCCTGCCGTGAGTGATGGATATACTTACAATCCATTAGGTCAGCTCGGCGACAAGGTGCGCATCGCCACGGGCTCGTACACCGGCACAGGGACGTATGGGTCGAGCAACCCCAACAGCCTGACGTTCTCGTTCCCTCCTGAGTTTTTGGTGGTTTCTCCGAACCAAGCACCCTATCGACTGTTCCTCGTGCGCGGCATGACGAAAAGTAACACTAATCCCACCGGTGGTTCTGATAGCAATGTCGCCGTCGCGTGGGACGGCAGCACCGTTTCGTGGTATGGCGACAGCACCGGGGAGGCTTATCTTCAGCTCAACAGACGTGGAACACCGTATTTTTACTTTGCCATTGGCTAAAGGAGGAACGTTATGAACATCATCCAAATCAACGCCAACGAAAACGGCGGACGACCGCCGATGCAGAGCTTGCATGGGGCGCCGCCCGCGGGCTATGCGCTCGTGCCCGATACGCTGGACACCTCCGTGTTTTACAATTTCATGGGCTTTGTCACTCTGGAGCTGGACGGCAGCACCGTGACCGCCATGACCGGCAATCAGGAGGCGCTGGACGACTATAAGGCGAGCCTGCCCGAGCCGGTCGAGCCGCCGCCGACCACCGAGGAGCGCGTCGCCGCGCTGGAGGCGGCAAGCGACCGTCTCGACGCGCAGGCGACCTACACGGCCATGATGACCGACACGCTGATGGAGGGCTGAAATGAAAGAGAAAATCGCAAGATGGTACGCGCAAGGGCTGTGGACCGCCGGCATGGTGCACAACGCCGTGAAAAAGGGCATCCTCAGCGCGCAGGACTATGAGGAGATCACCGGCGAGAAATACGCTGATGATAAATAAATTTTGAACAAAGAAAAGGAGAACAAAACTATGACTACTACTCGTATCGCATCCGACGGCAAGCCCATCGAGGTCACGGACATTCCCGCGGGCCTGAGCGAAAACTCGGGCGTCAAGAACAGCATCGTGCAGCCCGTTATGGCGCGCGACATTTCCCGCGCCGGCACGGAGGTATATGTCGCCCCGTGCTACAAGCTCACCTACGACGAGGACGGCTACTGCGTCAAGATGACGACCTGCGCCATCCCCGAGGACATCGCGGAAAAGCTCGCGGAGCTGAACAAGTAAAAAAGCCGCCCCGGAGGGCGGCAAATTGACAAAGCGCGGCAGACTGTGCTATAATTCGCCTGCCGGTAAGAACGGCGAGGTTGTCCACTTCCTGCAAAGGAGGTGCGCGATGGTTACATACGCTGATATGTTTACATATTCGCTTGTGCTCATCGGTCTTGCGTCTCTGATCTTCACGGTCACAAGACATAAGAAATAACCGCCCACCATAGCGGTAAGCGGCGTTTCCTTCGAGCTATAAACTCACTGAGGGACGACCGCCACCAGCAATGGCAGCCGTTCTTACTGGCCTAAATATAGCACACCTAAAGCCGCTTTGTCAAGCACGACAAGGCGGCTTTTTTCGCGCCGCCGGAAAGAGAGACAACGCCTATGGAAAGTTTATCGAAATTGGCGGCGCTGTGCTCGGAGGTGACGGTGATCCTCGCGGCGGTCGCCATGCTCGTCAAGCCGCTGCGCAACAAGCTGCTCGGGCTGGACAAGCTGACCGACGCGCTCAAGTGCCAGCTCCGGCACGACATGCTGCACACCTACTACAAGCACCGCGAAAGTCAGACGATCCGCCAGTATGAGCTTGAGGATTTCATCTACCTTTATCGAGGCTACAAGGCGCTTGGCGGCAACAGCTTTATCGACCGTATCAAGTCGGAGATCGACGAGTGGGAGGTGGTCTCGTGAGAGACGTCAAGGGTTCGACCTCGGAGGAGGTGCGCATGATCCGCGCCATCCAGCGCTCCGTCGGCGCGCTGGACAACGGCTGGATCGGCAACCAGACCTTGAGCGACATCGCGGCCAAGCTCGGCGCGGACTGTTTCCCGCTTAACGTCGAGCTGTACGGTCAGCCCTGCATCCTTGCGCGGGACATCGAGCCCGTCAACATGAGCGGGCCGCTGCCGAAAAACGCCATCTCGGGGAGCTTTAGCTGGCAGGGTCAGCCCTGCTCCATCCTCGTGCGCGGCGGCAAGGTCGTGCGCGGCATGAGCTGCCACTATCCCCGCCCCGAGAGCGTGCTCTACAAGGCCACGGGCGGCGCGGTGCGCATTGCCCGCGTGTCCTCGGCGGCGGCGCTGGGTGATGTCGTGTGGGCGGTCGGGGGCATGGGCCTGCTCGGCGGCTACGATCCGGAGCTGGACGGCTTTACCGGCGTCTACTCCGATGTGCTGCGCAAGACCAACCACACCGTCCTCGGCTGCAAGGGCGGGCTGCTCTACGGCGTCTACTGCAAGGCTATGACCGCGCAGCAGGTCAACGCCTTCGTGCGGGACAAGCTCAAGCTGGAATACGCCGTTATGTTAGACGGCGGGCACGTCGCCGCCATCCACGGCGCGTGCAGCAAGATCAACACACAAACGCGGCAGTTCTATGCCGTGCGGTTTTTGTAAAGGAGGCAAAAAAATGCAAAATCGAATTGCCAATCTGCTCACGGTCAAGAGCATCGTGACCATCGTGCTCACGGCGGTTTTCTCGGTGCTTGCTCTGCGCGGCAGCATCAGCGGGACGGAGTTTCTGACGATCTTCACGACCATCATCGCCTTCTACTTCGGCACGCAGACCGAGAAGCGCAAAAATGAAGAGGTTTCTTGAGACCCTAACCGCGTGGGAGGGCGCTGTGCGCGGCGACGCGGTGCATAAGCAGATCGTGGACGCCTACAACAGCTTTCTGCCCCATCCGCGCGGCTACAAGCTCACCTATTCGGACGACTACTGCGCGGCGATGGTGTCCGCGGCGGCGATCCTCTGCGGCCTGACAGAGGCGCTCCCCATCGAGTGCAGCTGCGGCGAGCAGATGAAATGGTATCAAGCGCGCGGCCAATGGGTCGAGGACGACGCGCACATCCCCCAAATCGGCGAGCAAATCTTCTACTGCTGGAACGACCGCAAGGACTACGCCCTCACGGACTGCACCGGCGCGCCCAACCACACGGGCATCGTAACCGCCTGCGACGGGCAGAAAATCACGGTGTTCGAGGGGAACAAGGGCAAAACCCACGAGTGCGCGTACCGCATCCTCCCCGTCAACGGGCGCTATATCCGCGGCTTCGGCGTGCCGAAATACCCCGCGGACAAGACCGTGCTCACGCGCGGCGACAAAAGCGCGGCGGTCGGGAAGCTGCAAGAGCTTCTCAACGCCTGCGGCTACGCGCTGGACGTTGACGGTTCATTCGGGCCCGCGACGCAGAAGGCGTGGGGGGAATACCTCGCCGCATACATTCTCAAGGCCCTAAAATGATTTGTGCCCGATTCGGGCACGGAAAGGAAAACCGGTGGGAAGTCTGCAACACTTCCCCTCGCGTGGGCGCCTGCAAGCCGTGGTGCCTCTATGGACACACAGCACAGAGAGATCCGCGCTCAACTTTCCGCGATGGCTCCGCGCAGGGCCATTTCCTACATTCGTTCCTTCGACCTGCCGCCCGACGAGGCCGCAAGCCTCATCGAGTGCGATGTGCGCGGGCGGTCCTGCGTGCAGGCGGCGGAGCTGCTCCACCTCAGCGTGGACGGCCTCGCCAAGCTGCGCCGCCGCGCCTACCGCAAAATCGCAGACGGACAAAACGAGAGCACCGACTAATCGTCGGCGCTCTTTTTTTATGGGCAGGGCAGAACGCGGGCAGTTTGCGGGCAGTTTGCAAGCCGAAAACCGCGGTACGATAGAGGCAGAACAAAAGGAGGTGCAGCGCATGAATTATCCCGCAGGCAATCCTTACCAGCCCTATTACCCCTATCCCGCGCCCACAGCGCCCGTCCTGCGCGCTTCTGCGGCCCCGAGGTATGAAATCATCCATGTGACCGGCAGACGCGGCGCAGAAGCCCTGCAAATGGCTCCCAACAGCTCCGTGCTCGCCCTCGACGACACCGCGCCCCTCGTCTGGCTCTGCCGGACCGACGGAGCCGGCTACCTCACCGCCACGCCCTTTAACATTGCCCAGCACGCCGAGCCCCCCGCGGTGAACGTGGACGACCTCAGCGCGAGACTGACCAGATTGGAGGAGATGTTAAGTGCCCACCAACCCGATGCTGAGCCTGCTAAACCCGCAGGCAAGCGCCGCACCGACAGCAGCAGCGCCGAGCAGTCCTGACGTCAGCGGGGCCGTTGGTCTCTACAAAGCCTATCAGGCCGCGCGCAATCCCATCGCCGCACTGGAGCAGATGGCACAGTCCAATCCAATACTCGCGCAGCTCCGGCAGGCGCAGCAGGGCGGCACCGATATGCGCAGCGCGTTCTACGCGCTCTGCCAGCAGCAGGGCGTCGACCCGCAGACAATCCTCGCGCAGTTCCAGTGATCCAGACGGGGTGCACACCGTTCGGAAATATATTTTTCGGAGGTAATCAACAATGACGGAAGGTCTTTCCCCTGCCGACATCGCCGCTGTTCAGGGCGGCGGCTTCGGAGGCTTCGGCAATGAGGGCCTGTGGCTCTTTGCCATCCTCGCCCTGATGGGCGGCGGCTTTGGCAACTGGGGCAACCGCGGTACCGGCGACCGCAACGCCACGGTCGGCGACGTTCAGCGCGCCACCGACTTCGCGGCGCTCGAGCGCCAGAACAACGAGACCGTCGCTGCCGTGCGTCAGGCTGCCTATGACAACCAGGCCGCGGTCAAGGACGGCAATTACAACATCCTTGGCGAGCTGCGCGATCTGCAGGCTGCCACGGCCGAGGGCTTTGCGCATCAGCAGGAGTGCTGCTGCAACATCCTTCGCGGCATCGACAGCGTCAACTACAATGGCGCGCTCAACACCGCGAGCATCAACGCCAACACCACCGCGCAGACGCAGAAGATCCTCGACGCCATCGCGGGCAACCGCATGGCGGACATGCAGAACCAGATCAACCAGCTCCAGCTGCAGGCAGCGCTGTGCGGCATCCCCCGCACCACGCCCTACGGCTACGGCATCGTGCCGCAGTTCGCGGTCGCCGGCTGCGGCGCCTACAACAACGGCAACATCTAAACTATTTTCTCCGCAAGGGGAATATGGTAACGCCCTATTTGGCGAGGCAAGGCGGGGCGGCAGCAGCTGCTCCGCCTTTCAAAATTTTATGAAAGGACCGAATCAATATGAGTAAGTCTGCGATCTATACCACCAACGTCAGCGCACCGACCGTCGCGGTCGGCGGCATCGTGCCGTTTGGGACCACCACGCGCCGCTACGGCTGCAACATCCGTCAGGATGGCAACGCTATCACGCTCTGCGGGCAGGGCTACTACCTTGTCAACATCTCCGCGACGCTCGCTCCCACGGCGGCCGGCACAGTCAGCCTGACCGCGCAGAAGGACGGCGTGGCCATCATCGGCGCGACCGCGTCTCAGACCGTCGCGGCGGCCGGCATCGCCAACCTTGACATCACGGCCATCGTGCGCAACGCCTGCGGCTGCGAGAGCTCGCTCCTGTCGCTGATCCTCGGCGGCGTGGAGTCGGTCGTCAACAACCTCGCGGTCACGGTCGAGAAGCTGTGAGGTGCAGCATGGAAATGCTGACCAGAGATCACGTTAAAGCCTATAAAGACAAGATCAAGGGCGCGCTCGTTGAGTACATGGCTATGCCCGCCAGCGAGCGCTCCTCCGGCGCGATCCGCGCCATGCTCGAGGGCTGGATGCTGCTCGACGAGGTAGAGCCGAGTCTGTGCGGCTGCGGCGACTTTACCCAGGCGGACGCCGAGAAGTGGTCGCAGCACATGCGCAACACGGACGGCAGCGCCGGCGCGCACTGGAGCATGGAGCAGACCTCCTCGCTCGCCGAGAGTCTCGGCGTGAGCCGCGACGAGGTCTCGCCCTGGTGCTGGTGGATCGCCGTGAACATGATGTACTCCGACTACTACGGCGTCGCCTCCCACTTCGGCGTCGCCACGCCGGAGTTCTTCGCGGAGCTCGCCCGCGCCTTCCTCCTCGACGAGGACGGCCCCGGCCCGAAGCCCAAGATGTCGGCATATTACTGCGGCATCGTCAAGGGCAAGGACTAAGTGTCTGTGTTCGCCGCTGTGTTCACAGCACGCCCCATAACGGGCAAAAACGGGCAGAAACGAGCAAGATGAAAACGGAGAAAATCCCTGATATTGCTGAAATATTCAGCAATATCAGGGATTTTCATTCTACAACGAACGAGAGGAGGAAACTCTATTTCGCCCCTTGTGTATCAGGCATTCTGCGCATTTTGTGTTTGCAACTGTGTTCACAGGCTTGGTCAAAAGCTCTTTTTCATCTTCTCCGCTGCGGCGGCGATCGCGTCGCCGTAAACGTGCGTATAGATGTCCATTGTCGTGGACAGCTTCGCATGACCGAGCAATTTCTGCGCTGTCTTGGGGTCAACTCCCGCCTCAAACAGCGCAGTCGCATAGCCGTGCCGGATCTGATGCAGAGAGACCGTCACACCGCTGGCGGCGCAGTACGCCTTGTAGAGCTTGCGGAAGTCGCCGTCTGTCAGCAGCGAGCCGTCCGGCTCGGCAAACAGGTACCCCTGCGGCAGTTTTTTCGGCAAAAGTGAATCCAAGGCGGGCAGGAGCGGGACCTCTCGCACACCGGCGGCTGTCTTTGGCTCCTTGATCTTCGCGCCGTGGTCGTAATAAACGGACCGGCGGATATGCACGCGCATGGCTTTGCGGTCAATGTCGGCTCCGGTCAGGGCCTGCGCCTCGCCCCTGCGGCAGCCGGTGTAGTAGATCAGCGCTGGGAACAAGCCAAAGGGCAAATTCGTGGATGCCTTGATTTTGGCGATCTGGTCTTTGTCGGGGGCCTCGCGCCGCGTCTGCGGGAGATTGCGCGGCACGCGGACGGCCTGTGCCGGATTGTAATTTGTTTTTCCTTGCAGCTCCGCCCAGCGCAGGGTCTGGCGGATGACCTGCAGCTGCATGGCGACGGTCTTCCTCGCCCGCGCGGCGGCAAAGTCACGGATGAATGCGTCGATCTCTTTGGCGGTAATGCTGCCGACCTGCCGCGTCCCAAATTCGTCCACGGCTCGGCGCAGCGCCGGCTTGTAGTTTTTCACCGAGTTCGGCTCGAGCTTTGGCTCGGCTTCATCCCACCACTGCTCTGCGATCCTCGAGAAGGTCGTCTCTGCGTCGATCTCCGCTTGCAGCTGGGCTCGGTCAAACGCCTTGACCTTTTCCCATACTTCCTTGTCGGTTTTCCCTCGGAAGGCCTTGCGCTTGCCGTTGATGCGGAGGATCGTCTCATGCAGACCGTCCGGTCGGATGTAATAGCTGGGATATTTTGGCATTGCGCCGCCTCCCTTCGCGAAAATGAAACGACCGCCGCCATGCCGGGCGGCGGCCGTTTGTGTCATGTTCCTACTGTATCGTCTCGGATTTCCGCGGGAAATTCTGCGATTTCGTTGTCCGAAAACCCCGCGTCAGCCAAAAACGATTTACGCTTTTCTACGGCATTGTCGGTCAGATCATTGACTTTGCCGAGGTATTCCTGAAATTTGTCATAATCGGATGCTTCGCCGCCGTCAATATAGTCCTTTATGGCCTCGCACACAACGCGCGCGTTTGCCGTGTACGCACGCGCAGCGCCGACATAGAGTATAGCCGGCTGAGTGTCGGCGTCAAAGCTGTCGAGCGAATCTTGGCTGGATTGAAGCACTGCAATCATAACACCAAGGACGTCTGTGTCACCTCTGTCGGCGGCATCTGCGACAACATCGTCGAGGGCCTGCAGCTGATCGCTTGCGGTTGTGACGACCGCCCACACTTGAGAGTCTAACTCCTTAGCGGCGCTCTGGGACTCCGTCTCCGCCGGCTCGCCGCAGGCGGACAAGGTGAAAACAAGGGCAAGCGCGAGGGCCATTGCAAAAGACCGTTTCATAGCTTTGCCTTCTTTCTTTGCCCGAATCGGGCACAATTTTTTATATTTTCCCGCAGGTTAACGGGAATTTAACGGTTTCTCTGCCTTTTTCGACAGAATCTTGTCAAAAAAGGTGCTATGGTAAAAGTACACGCAGGTGCTCCGGAGGTGTCAGCTCGCCTGCGCAGGCCCCGTCGTCAGTTGCAGGGGCGGCGGGGCCGCTTTACAATGGAATATCTGGCCGGTCTAAAATACGAGTAAAGAGAGGTACATAGACATGTCAGATCAGCACAGCGCGCCGCAGGACTTGACCGAGTTACACCAACGCCTCATCGAGAAATACCGGCGGCTTACGCCGGAAAACCGTGGGCGTCTCATGGCCTATCTTGAGACGATAACAGCAGGTCCAGATATTCCTCCAGCTTTTCCCGATTCCGCGCGCTGAGCGCGTCATACCCGGCCAGCAGCCTGTCCTCCTCCGAGGGCGGGCTGCTTTTCTGCGCCTCGCCGAGCAGGTCGGAGGTGGTGACGCCGAGATACTGCGCGAGCAGCTGCACCTTTGCGACGGACGGAGTTTGCCCCTTTTTCACATTGGGAAGCAAGTCCTTGCCTGCGCCGCTCTCTTTGCAAGCGACAGTTGGCGCAACGCCCTTTAGGTCGCAATACTTTTTAACATTTTGAACAAACAGAGACGTATCCAATGTTTTAAATCCTTACTTAAAGTTGTTAATAAGCGACAAATATCTATAATTAACGATTTTCCTATTGACAATCGTTAAAAGGCGATTTATGATAGGCGTACAAGGTAAACGCAAGGTTTACACGAAACGAAAGGAGAGAAAGGCATGAACGATCTTGAGTTCCTGCGCGATGCGGCCGATCGCGGCGGACTTTATCCGGCGTTTGCCGGGATGGTCCAGACCGTCATCAGCGCACAGGAGATGTCGGACGTCGCAAAGGTCCAGCGGCTCTACGAGCTTAGCGCCGCGCTGAATCAGGTCATTTCCGCGCAGCATACATCGTACGAGAGGAGCGGGGAATATGCGCGAGGTTGAAATCAGCATCAAGTCTGCGCCGAGCGGCGCGGTCGTCACCGTGCAGGGGAGCAAACCGACCATCGTTATAGAGTTTGGCATCCTTGCAAACTCCATTAGCGAGAGGTGCGGCATCCCGCGCGAGCTGCTCGCGGCCGCGGTCATGACGGGCGCGGAAATTGAGAGTCTGATCTCGTCTGGCAGCGTCTGCGTCGATCAGGGCGCGATCGACCGCGCGCGCGGCGGCGAAAAGTAAATCCACAATTTACTGTATATCACAAATTTCACGCAAAATCAAGAGAAAGGACGTGACAAGAATTGACAAGATTCCGCATCCGGGAGCTGCGCGAGGCGCGCGGAGTAAGCCAGTACGGACTGGCCCGCCGGCTCGGCGTGACCAAGATGGCGGTCAGCCGGTGGGAGAGCGGTGCGGCCATGCCGACGGCAGACAAGCTGCCGACCATCGCCGCGCTGCTGGAGTGTGAGGTCAACGACCTCTACGACGACGAGACGCTGCGCGCGGCGAGCGAGGCGGCGAGGGCCGCGGTGGCGGCCAAGGGCGCGGCCGACGCGAGAGCGCTGGCCGCGGAAAAGTGAGGAGGGATAGGCCATGCGAGAGCGCGAGGCGTTCCGCGATCAGCTGCAGTCTCTGCGCGAGCAGTTTGCCGGGCAGGAGGTGCTGACGCTGGATCAGAGCAGTAAGCTCCTCGGTCTTGACCGCGCGGCGCTGCTCGGAGACAAGGATTTTCCGGCCAAGAAGGTCGGCAAGAAGTACATTATCCCCATCGTGCCGCTCGCGCGGTGGATGGCTACATGGTAGCTTGACATTACCACAAAGGAGGACGAAAGACAATGGCAGCGTTATACCCAAATATCTATCAAAGGGCGCGCAAGGTGACCCTTCTGACGCAGGAGGAGGCGGCGGAGCGGCTGCACATCTCGCCCGAAACGCTCAAGCGCTACGAGGGCGGACGGCTCACACCGCCGGACGAGACCGTGGCGCGGATGTGCGAGGTCTACGGCGTGAGCTGGCTGGCGCTGGAGCACGCGAAGGCGACCGACCGGCTCGGCATCCTGCCGGAGCTGGAGCCAAAGCCCCTGCCGATGGCGACCATCTCGCTGACCAACCGCCTGCGCGACGCAGCGGATCGGCTGGCCGGATTGCTCCGCATCGCCGAGGACG